CATCACAAGTGTCACCAGAATACAAGTAATCAATGTGCCTCATAATCTCTGACATCTTACGAAGTTTAGGCACTTGTTCTTTCAGATACTCAATCACCTCATCAGAATGGTCTGGATACCAGTCAGAATGGTCACCATCTGTGCCCGCTTTACCATTGTGTCGGATTTCCTGCTCCAACTCATCAGCAAACTGTGCTACCCTGTAATAATCGTAACCACAGTCAGTAAAATGTCCACCGCTCATTTTTTACCCTCCAGTTCATCAAGAACACCAGCAGCATAACCACCAAAATCAATCTCACAACCTTCCTCACAATAACCAGGCAGAGAATCAATCAGGTAATCATCAAATCCAAGAAATACCTGAATAGCACGGCGTTTATCGTGTTCTGTGATGGCAGTATGAGGAGAAGCAATAACCCTGGTTACAATCTCAAAGAGTTTATCCATAGTGAGGTTCATTTGTTTTTACCAATTACAGCAAGAACTTTACGCTTTGGATACTTCTCGGCAATTACATCACGAGCATCCTCATAATCAATCGCATCTTCTACAACTTCATAATACACAGTTTTATCTGTGGCATCATAAGTTTGGACTTCGTAAATCATTTCAGTCATTTTTTGAGAGAAAGAATGATGCTATTTTTGATAATGTTGAACAATAGCAACGCACCAAGCACTTTGATCCATGCAATATTCAGTGCAAAGATAAAAGTTAAAACTGCCCAGATGAATGTTGAAACGAATGCGATTCCAATCAAGCCACCAATCAATTTACCAAATGCTTCGCCCAACTTTCCTGCACGAGCAATCTTCTTTTCATCTTCAGTCATGCTCAATTCTTTGAGTTTTTCAACAAATTTTTCGGTTTCGGTTGGAGTCATTTGTTTGTTGCGTACAAGAGTATTGTAGGACATGCTATGAGGCTTCTGGAGTGCCCTTGTGCCAGTTCGTCAAGTGTCTGTTAGGGAGTGCAATCACCAGAGGTGTGTCTGATACTGAACAAAAATAGATCAATCATACTTTCTCTACAAGATTTCTTAGATGCGTTTTGATCTGATGGCATAATCACCGTAGGAGGAACTACAATTGGTTGACTTGAGTTACTTACTATGGTTGGTGGGTTGTATTGTGGATAGTATTGAGCAGATGCTGGTTTGATGAACAGAAACGGTGAAAGGAGTGCTACCGCAATCAGGTTGTTTTTCATATTAAAGGGGTAAATTCATACCGTCACTTTATCAGAATTCAAACCAGATGTCAAGTGATGTTCATTTCTTTTGATCCATCTCAGTAGAAACACAAAACTTAAATTGTTCCCATTCCATAGATTTAAAGTTATCGGATGCATAAGGAATATGCACAGCATCTGCACAATATCGTGCTACACTTTCGGGAACATTACTCATATCAATTTCTTTTGTGGGAACCTGTAGAATGGTGGAAGCCAAAAGAGCAATCATTGGCGGATAGGAAGTTCAGAGGCTGGAGGAAGCACAGGAGGTGGGGGAGTTACAGGTTGCTGAACCACTTGAACTGGAGGAGTAACAGGTTGTTCTACCTTTTGTGCCTCCAGTTGTTGCTTCAAGTCCTCAATAATGATTTGTTGCCTTTGACTATTTGATTGTTGATTATTAAATACTTTGTATGCAGTCACGGAAGTCACGGCAATCGTTCCCAGTGCTGCAATTGTGGATACTGTATTACTAAATCGATTCATTTTAACTTCCATGAAGAGGACACTCAGCACTCACCCATTTTTTATGATTGGGCATTTCTTGATTGTCAAGAATAGGGCACTTGCAACCTGCTCTATATGCTTGATCTGAACCAGGAACTAAATCACCCCAAGACTTATAAGGTGGAGTTGCATCTACCTTCCCATACTGCTCTGGAAGAATATCAGCAAGTTTTGCTTTCAACTCACGAATTTCTGCTTCCAGTTTCTTGATTTCTTCATCCTGTTGCTTATCATACTCAACAAGTTTTTTGTGATAATCTTCTGCAAGAAAGAGATCATACTCATCGGCAACTTTCTTCATTTGTTCTTGACTGTTGCTGTCGTTGAATGCAACCTGACAAGCACCATCCATAATGCTGTACTCACAAAATCCAGCAGCACCTAGAAAGTTCTTGAAGAGTTCATAATACTGATGAATATTCAAGTCTTCTGCTGGTGCCTCAATCGTAATGGTTTTACGATCTACACTTTCAGGAAAATACTTGCTTGGTGGATCTTGACTATCACTGATGTAAGAAAACTTTACGGTTGCGTTGTACATGGTGTCGTTTGATTACCTTGTTAATATAGCATTGATTCTATGGGATTGGAAGCTTTGGTAGACGGTTCAGAAAGTGGCACAACGGGGAACTTATCTTTCCTTTCAATTACTTCTGTTTTTAATCTTAATTTTGCTATCATATTATACTCCTCAGATACATCAATTCCAATAAAATTTCTACCTAAACATTTTGCAGCTAAGGTAGTTGTTCCACTTCCATTAAAAGGATCAAGAACTACACCATCTGGAGGACAAAAACACTCAATCATATCATAAGCTAACATATTAGGAAATACTGCTGGATGTTGACTTTTTAACTTACTTTCTCCTCCACAAGTATTTCCAAATGTCATTACTGTTCCTGGACATTTAGTAGGATTAATTTTAACTTTACGAGAACCTGTTCTACCATTTTTAGTGCGAATATTTGCACCAGTCATTACTTTATTTGCATGTTTCGAAGGAATCTTGAGATTTTCTTTATTGAAGTATTGTGGTTTCTTACCCTTTAAAAAAATAGGCATATATTCATGATCAACTCTAAATCTTTGTTTCCACCATGCACCTTCAGTTCCTTGACGATTATAGATATTGCATTCAAATAACCTAAACCCAACATTATCGCACCAATCCACAATAGTGCGAAAAGATGTTAAAGATTTTGCAAAATTTTTTGTAGAATCTTGTATGACTACCACACAAACTCCACCATCTTTCAAAACACGCAACAGTTCTTTACCTAACCCATGCAAATCTAAGATGTATCCATTATAATCTCTAAGTTGATCATAAGGGGGAGAAGTTATAACAAAATCAATACACTCATCCGGAAGTCCTTTAAGATATTCAATATTGTCTGAGGTAATGATTTGATTTAAATTCATTTTATTTTTTTGTTTTTTAGTGCTATTTGAAAATATTCTAAATTATCACCAATCAATCCAGTTCCAGTATTACACCTCTTACAAAGATATCCACGAAATTCTTTTGTTTTATGATCATGATCACACTGCCAAGGACCATTTGTACCATCAACTCCTTCGGGAATATCTTCAACCTTTTCATAACAAATTTTACCACACTGAGGACATGGTGTCAAATACTCAGGAGATGGATTAAGTTTTTTAAGTTTAGAGACAATTGAAGATTCTTTTTTAGAACAATCTTTGCAGTTGGTATTTACACGAAGTCGCATACTATTTTTTTTAAATCTTGTCCGATAATGTTGAAAATAATTGGATGGTAGTTTTCTTTTACATACTGAACAAGTACAATCAACTTTTTCTATTAGATGATCATCCAAACATTCATTACAACATGAAATCAGAGGAAAATTTCCTTTTGTAGAAATAATAAAATGTTCTGAAGATTTTTCTTTTTTACAAAGAGGACAATTGAACAATTTTCCCTTTTTGTTCATAATGCAGATTTTGCGGAGGTTTCAATGCGGGTTTTGCGGAGGTTTCAATGCGGGTTTTGCGGAGGTTTCAATGTGGGTTTTGCCGACCCTTCAACACATATACTATAAAACCACTGACTGGGAAAGTCAAGGGTGATGGGACACTTGTTGAACTGGCTGAGCATCGTTCCAGTGCCTGATTACTCCAGCACAAATGAAGATATTGGTAGCCAAATAAGTCAGAAAAATAAAGGTTCTTACAATTGCGATTGTATCAGATTCTCTATCACACTTAGAACCTTTTTCTCCAAGTGACTTTGCCCAGAATCTCCAAATATTAGGTTTCTTTTTCATTTTTCTTTCTTCTAAAATACTCCTTATAATACTTTTGCTTCATATTTTGAATGTACTCATACTCTTCTGGCTCATCCAAACAATCCAAGAGATAAGAAACGCCCTCTAATTCTCCAATTAGACGGGCGATAGTGATTGCTGATTGTGGATTAACGTTCCACTTACTTTTCATAATATGCTGAGATCACTTTATCATCCCAAGCAGTCGGCAACTGGTGCTCTCTTGCTTTTAGATGATTCAAACCTGAAACTGGAAGACCCTCCAAGTCCTCTTCGTGTAAAATTCCATCTAACTGACGAATTTCGTTGAATGTATGTGGAAACCTAAGTGCTCCACTGTGCCATCCTTCTGCTGATCTATAAGTGCGTGACATAATGTGTATAGCAAACACAATACTAATTATATCACTTGTTCAATTCTTTTTCAAGTTGCTTCGCAATTCTTAAAGCATTTCTCCACATTAACCATTTCACGATTGGATTAGCAGGATTGTGAAGCAACCACCACTTTTGTTTTTCATATTGAAATCTTACCAATTTAGAAATTAATGTGACTGCATATGCCACACTAGCATCCGTTGCAATCAGATAGGCAACAAGCATAAAGATTCCAAACCAAAAGTAATAGGGAGTCATCCAAATTCCTCCTGCCTTCTTTTGTTCAGATACTCAAGAACCTCATCTCTCCATTCAAGCAGTTCATGAAAGCACTGCTGATTGTGAGCACACTGACGAAGTTCTGTATCTGCCTTGAGCACACTCTCAGTAAAAAGTCCCAGTGCTCGGTTGCGTTTTTCTGCTTTATCCATCAAAAAAATGTGAGTATACTATTTAACAGTTACAAAAATGCCTCCAATGACGATGTACCAGGTTTAATCTTTGGTTTTTTATACTTTGGTTTGGATGCCTTAATCTGTTTGTTGATGTATGACTTAGCAGTCACAAGAGTTCCTGCTACATGAATCTGTTCACCATTGTGAATGATCATAAACTTTTTGCCAAATGGAATCGCAGCCCACATTCCATCTTTAGTAACGTATCCTTCCATAATTACCAAGCAACTGAACAGTTAATGATTGTTGTGTTTGGGTATTGTGCCTTCGCCACTTGTCGGGCTTTGTCATAACTCCCAGCATAACACTCTACCACGAATCTACGTCCGGCGGTGATGCAATGAACTTTCCATTTCATGATTAGAATCCTCAGCGTTTGATGGTTGAAATTGCAGGTTGTCCTTCATGGAATACTGTGTGAACCACAGCCTCAATCTTACGGGCAGTGCTAATACCCGCCTTAGAGAAGACAGGGACGCACACAAGCCCGAATGACTTAGTATAGCACCCCAAGTCCCCAGGGGCAATAGAGCCGCTCCTGAGCCCCGCTGCGTCGTCTTTATGAAGTCGAATCACCCGTCCAATGGTTTGACTGATACCAATATAGTCCATGGAACGCATGAAGACAACTGCCTCCAGTCCAGAGACGTTGATTCCCTCACTGAGAATACTGTGATGTAGAACCACAAACTTCTTGGAGTTATCCTTGCCCCATGCATTCAGTGTATCAAAGAATACTTCCCGACTGACTTTCTTGCCGTCAATCACAGCACCAGTTTTAGATGTGATATACATCCAGGAGTAACCACGCTCCTCCAGTTTTTTGCAGAACTCACTCTGAGAAACAAGGCTCACGATCTGCTTAGTTGCCTTTGCACAGATCAGAATCTTGTCCATCTCAATCTCATCAATCGTCTCAATCAGATGCTCACAGTCACGATCAAAGACATTATTCGTCACCATCTCCAGTTGCTTCACCACAACTTTAGGAGAAAGAATGAAACCACCATCCACAAGTTCAGGAGCAGAGACATTACAAATCACCTGTCCATAAACCCGAGTATCATTCATTCCAGGCTTTTTAGGATTAACAGAATGTTTTGGAGTAGCAGTAAAGAAGTAAGAACGATCAGCATGAGAAGCAAAGTATTCGGTTGCAGGATAGAAGTTCTTTTGAACGGAGTTATGAGCCTCGTCAAAGTATATAGTGTTTACATGAATACCAGAACTCATTACCTTATACAGCGAATGATAGGTAGTGAAGATCAGTTTATGTCCATCCACATACTTACACCAGGTAAAGATCTCTGTGGGTTTTGTGCTGGAATAGTGATGTGTCTCACCTGAATGCACATGCATTACAGAAGCATTGAGAATGTGCTCCAGATACTCACAAGACAGTTGCTCTGCCAACAGGATTCTTGGAGCAACCACTACAATGATTTGATTCTCTTTAGTGCTAAACTGATTGATGGCATCCATGATACCAACCAGCGTCTTACCACCTCCAGTGGGAAAGATGCACTGTCCTTTGGAATACTTTTGCAAAGCACCAGAGGCACGTTCTTGGTGGGGACGAAGTGAAATCACAGGGGTTTCGTTGTTCATACAGTCATTATACAGCAAAAAACCCCCTGGTGTGGGGGTTCAGTGGACGGTTTCTCAAGTGTCCTCAAGTACTTAGAGTATCATCTTCACCGGGAACAAAGAGATTCTAGCAGTATTATGGGTATCTTGTCAAGTACCTTATGCTATGGTAGAAACACCTACCCATCTAGTTCCAATATAGAGTTCTAATCTCTTACTTGTAGTATTGTAAATTATAGCACCTTCTACCGTAGTAAGACCAACTCTGTCTGTTGATGAAACTTTAGGGGGAAGCATAAATCTTGCATTAGCAAAATCATCAGGTCCTGTTCCAGCATCAGAAAAATCTGCATAACATTTGGGATTTGTGGTTCCAATACCAATACCTTCAGCAACTGCAACTACTTGTGAGGCATCTAAACCAACTCCAGGTAAAAATGTATTGGTTGCTATACCAATCCCACCACCAGTTATTAATACTTTAGTAGAACCTGAACCAACTTCTAAAGAATATGTTGAGGCAGCATCCCCAATACCAAGTTTTTGAATTGTGGCGGTAGTAATTCCAACTTGATTAAATGTAGAAGTGCCACTAGAAGTTACATCTCCAGTTAAGTTCCCAATAAAAGTTGATGATATTGTAGTAGGGCTAAAACTCCCAGCAACTGTTAAATTATTTCCAACATAAAGATTATTTCCAGCATAAATGTTAATCCCAGCATAAATGTTATTGGTAACAGTAGAAGTTCCTACAATATGCAATTGATTTATGGGTAATGTAATTCCGATTCCAAGCTTTCCATCATATGTAAAAGTCATCTTCGGAGTAGATGCTGATTGTCCATAAAACCAATTAAATGAACCAGTTCCTACTCCAGCAGAACCAAGTTGCAGATAACTGTTAACATTTCCTATTCCATAATTAATAATATCCAATGAGTTTGCAGTACTATATGGATAAAGTCCACTTGTATTTCCAAATCTTAATTCACCATTATTTCCTGCACGTGTAACACTTCTTCCGATTGAAACATAAGTATCAAAATTTCCATCAGTAGTTAATTGTAAGGTAGCTCCATTTGTAGCATCACGAATATGAACATCTGCACTTGGAGAATTAGTTCCTACTCCAATTGATGCAGCATTTAATCTTGTATAAACTGTTGAAATTCCAGTTGTTGAAATTCCACTATTTACATTAGTAACTGTAAGTGTAGTACCATTAATTGTGGTTGAAGTTAAGATACCAGTAGAATAATAATTAGATGCTGTTATATTACTAACTGAAATGCTTGGAGTTCCACTCAAACCTTGTGCTGTAGATGCAGTTCCAGTTACGTTACCAGTTACACTTCCAACAAAACCTCCAGTTGCAGTAACAATTCCAGAAACACTAATATTAGAAGGTAAAAATGAATTACCTAAAGTTCCGGCAATCACATTAGAGGCATTTAATGATGTAATTCCATATCCAGAACCAACAAAAGATCCGGCAGTAACAATTCCACTTGCTACAATATCACCAGTAGAATTAAATCCTATACCATTTGCTGTAATTGGATTTCTACCAACTTGAAAAGTATAAACTGGATTTGTGGTTGCTACTCCAACATTACCAGCAGCATAGATGCTTGTTACTCCAAGACCTGGATTAACATCAATCCATTGTGATGTTGGTAAGTTAAGAAGATTTGCACCATCACCATAATAAACAACGGTAGTAACACCAGGATTTGTTGATGTTATAATTCCAACTCTTAATGTTGCAATGGTTCCAACACCAGTTACATTTATATTTGATGCAGAAATACTTGGTGATGTTACAAATCCAGAAACATTTATATTTCCAACTACATCCAAAGCTTGTTTTGGAATGGTGCTTCCAATTCCAACCAAACCATTAGAATTTACTACAAAATTGTCATCATCAACTTGAACTCCATTTCTGAAATTAAATGACTTATTGTAATTTGCCATCTTATGTGTACAATTGGACTTTTTCTTACTATTATTTATTGTAAGAAAATATCATATAATGTAGTTGAGTAAATAGTAATAAGATTAAAAAATGAACCAAATGAATCCCATTGTGATAGAAAATTTCATAGATGAACAAGATTTTTCTGATATTCTAAACATTCTGTATAATCATACTCACGAAGAAGAATTTCCTGGATGGAAATTGACTGGGTTTAGTGATGATAACAGTAAAAATAAAAAATTTTGGAATATACCACTCACAGAATACGAATATTTCAATAATTATCTATTTGAAAAAATAAAAAGTTCTATTAAAAAATTATTTAATGAAGATGTAATCCTAGACAGAATTTATTTTAATGGGGCAACCTTTGGACAACAGGGATATCTTCATCAAGATTATCATATACCAGAAGGAAGAACTTTATTAATTTATTGTAATCCAGAATGGAATGATGAATGGTCTGGTGGCACATTATTTGAAACTTCAAAGGGAACATTGACGGTATATCCACGTCCAGCCCGAGCAGTATATTTTCCGGGAATGATCCCACATTTTTCCCAATCACTTTCATCAGATTTTGGAGATCTTAGAGTTACTCTTGCTTATAAGTTACGTTCGTGCTCTTCTTAACATCCAAAAATAAAAATCTCATAGGATTATCAGAATAATTATAAGCTTCATGAGTATAATCCATTACTTCAAAAACTTGTGGTTCTCCCGCTTTCCAATGAACCCTTTCGCCATTCCAAATCATATAACAATTATCTTTATCTGCAGTACTTAAAGGAATTTGAATTCTTTTATATTCTTCAACATATATGTTTAAATCTTTATGAGGTCCGTGCTCTGTTTGTGGTTGAAGAACTACACAACCACAAAATAAAATTTCTGGATTAGATAAAATATCATATACTTTACCATTAACAATAGATTTTCTAATTATTGGATCTCTGAAAGTTAATTTTAATGGGCAAAATAAAATGGGTTTATTTGGATGTCCAGCAGAACTTGGTTCCTTTTTCAAAAGAAATTTTTTGTCTTTAGACCAAGAATATAAGTAATCTATTTCTTCTTTTGTAATCATATTTCAGAAAAAATACAAATTTCTGCACCATTTAGATCATCAATTACATATTCTTTATCCATCTCAAGTTTCATATGATCATAACGTTTAAAAGATTTGCCTGAAATAATTGCCTTACCATTTAAACAAATTAGAAAATTTGTTTCTTTTTTCATGAATATTGATTTATCTTCAGGAGTAAGGAGTTTATATTCCCAACGAACATCTTTATCAAATATATTGAATCCAATTAGATGAAAATCATCCGTTGATTGAAAAACAACCTCATCATACAAATAATCCTGAACATCTAAAACTTTCTTTTCACACATATCTAAGTAATTTGGATCAAATAACCTTCCAAATTTACCTGTACCATATACTAAGTAATAAAATGCAGAAAATCTTTCATTAAAATGTTCTGCTAATACATATCCCTTTTCTCCAATATTTACGCACAATGTAAATCCATCATACTCTCTAAAGAATCTTTTACATGTTGGATTATCAAAATACTTCATATTCGATTCAAATCTAAATTGTATTTAGAGTTCTTTCCATAATGAGGGGTGAACTAATCCGGTTTCATAATCAAGAATTTCTTTTTTGAGAGTAAATTTGATATCACCAGCAATAGAGTACCTTTTTATAGGATTATCTGTCCGCTCAATTCCATGCTCTAGTGCTGATGGAAAGATTAGTAAACTTCCTTCCTTTGGTTTAAATGGGTATGAATGTGAAGTGTGTGGGTTATTAAAATCCCCAATAAAATTCTTTTCAGAATCACTGGATATAAAAATTCCATTAAAGATTGCATTTTTATTTCTAAAATTTTGATTTAGAAATCTTACATTAGCACAATCTTCAGGAACATCCACGTAATAAACAAAGGACAAATCTGCACCATCATGGTGATGAAATTCCATTCCATTTAAATCTGAAATTATAACGTACCAAGATTTTAAAACGTGATAAGATAATTTATCAGCAGCAAATCCCAATTTTGTTAAGTATTCTGTGATATGAGATTTTAATTGTTTGAAAAAGATAGAAAAATCTTCATCGTTATGAAGATAAGATTTGCCAAGATATTCTCCATTTGATGTGGTAATTCCATCTAATCTATCTGCAATTTGAATATCAAACCCATACTCAGAAAACTTATTATGAAATAATTTCTTTATTTCCCCCTTATTTTCTAGGTTTGATTCGTATATTACGATTGGCGAAATTCCATGAAAAGTTGCAGTCATTTGTCGCCCGAAAGATAAAGAAATTGTGATATAGAATATCTACCATATCCTGTTAGATTATTATTTTCTTTTAATATTATTTTATCTACAGCATGTTTTACGAATGATGGAAATATAATCGCCATATTATTTTGTACTTCTATTTTAACACCATAGTCGGTAAAATAAAAATTTCCACCAGAAAAAGATTTTGGTTCCTTAAAAAACCAAGTAACAGCAGTATATAATGCTTGATCTTTATGTGATTTATAATACTCACTATTCTCATAATAACTTAAAAGTGTTGCATCTTTATCTGTATCTTTGATATTCTCATATCCAAAAGATAACTCTGCAAATGCATTTAATATTACGGGAGAAAATAATTGCTTAGTTATAGTTAAAATATTTGATATCTTTCGGGATGAATATAATTCATCTAAAAATAAACCTTTATTTTTTTTCAAAGGAACTTTAGTTTCTTCATCTACAGCAGTTCCTGTATTTTCTGGTATATCCAGTTTATCTGGATGAGTTAAAAAATCCAATTCTTTCCAGATTAATATTAAATCATCCTCAGTATATAAATTTTCTATTTGCAAAAATGGGAAAGGATTTTTAATTTGATGTATTTTTAAAGTCATTAAAATTTAAATATCACTTTTAAAAATATATCTACTATTATATTACTAATCAATCAAATTGTCAATAAGTAGGTCCATTAACTACATCGCCATCAGTACCATTACCAACAAAGGAAATAAGACTTCCAGACGAATCTATAATAATTGCATATCCTTTATCTCCTGCTCCGCCGCCACCATCAGTATTAAATTGTTCACCACTAGTTTGTCCTCCAGCTTCTCCACCTCCTCCAGCACCACCTCTAGCATTTTGAACACAATTACCACCCTGAGAAAAGCTTCCCGCACCACCACCACCATTTCCAGTTAAACTGCCGCCACCACCGTTTTGTCCAGTCTGTCCACCAACTGTAATAAAATTACCATTAACAGAACCACCATTTCCAGAAGGATATCCGGCACCACCACCTCCTCCACCACCGCCTACACGAATATTATCTCTTCTTTGTCTACATCCCTTTTGTGTCTGTCCATGAGTATATCCACCAGCGCCACCGCCACCGCCTCCGCCACCTCTACCAGCAAAAATAGTTCCTTGGTTAATTACTGATGTTGGATATTGAATTCCTAATGCACTAGTTCCTTGTCCACCTGTCGTTCCACCTTGACCGTTAAATCCACCATAACCACCATCGCCGCCAGCACCAGTAAGTCTTCCAGATGGTCCTATTACAACTGATACTTGTGCATCGCTACCCCAGTTACCAGTTTTAAGTGCTACATAATTTCTATTTCCTTTTTCGGAACCAATAATCCTATTCACATTTATAATAACTTTTGTGTTAGCCCCACTAACTGGTGCTGATGAGTTAAATCCTCCTATAATAGTCCGTGATCCATTATTATATTGATCTAAGGCATTTACTCTAGTTGTATAATCTCCAATAGAATAAAAATCAACCACAACATTCAATCTTTTGGAATAAAAATCACTAAATTTTATTTGTCCAGATTGAGGAACTCCCGTGTCTAATGGAAGATTTGATAATGTTCCTACTGATTGGCTAATTCTATATGCACCAATATTTCTTCCAGAAGGAAGTCCAAATTCTGCTGCAATCTCACTAAATTTTATTGGAGTTCCAGAAGCATGAATAGTCATCTACTTAACCTCTTTTGAGTTCGTCGATTTCTGCTTTAAGTTCTTTAATTGCTTCAATTAAAAGTGGAACAAGTTGATCATACTTAACAGCAAGATAACCATTATCTCTGGTGGTGACTGCTTCTGGAAGAACTTCTAGAATTTCTTGTGCAATCACACCCGCTTCAGTTCCTTCCTTACCAGACTTTTCATTCCAATCAAATGTATTACCACTGATTGAAAGAACTTTATCTAGAGCATTAGGAATTGGAGTAATATTATCCTTCAATCTTTGATCAGAGGTATAGAATGCCGTGATATCTCCAGATACATTCAAAGCACCGGCAATTTCTACCGAAGAATTATTTACATTAATAATTGTATTATAAGTTCCAGCACCATCTTTAATATTAAATCCAATTTGACCACTATTGGTAGTATTCCAAATTCTAAAAATACCATCGGTTCCACCATTTACATAAATGTCTCCACCAGAAGTACTGCTGGTATTGGTGACATAAAGTGCCCCATTGGTTGTTACATCTCCAGTAACATTTAATATATTAGAAAGTGTAGTAATACCAGTAACATTAAGAGTACCAGCAACAGTAGTATTACCTGAAGAAGTATCTACGGTAAACTTATCAACAGCAGAGGCATTTTGAATCTTAAAGTATTCTGTTGCTGCAGTATTAGAACCAACTAAGGTAACATTATTATTAAATGTAGAAACTCCAGTAACACTTAAAGTAGAACTTAGTGTCGTAGCACTAGTAACAGCAAGAGTAGAACTTAGTGTCGTAGCACTAGTAACACCAAGAGTTCCACCAATAGATACATTTGCACCAACATTCAGATTCTTAGCAATTCCAACTCCACCGCTAATAATTAGTGCTCCAGTTGTAGGAGAAGTGGAATTTGTAACATTTACAAAGTTAACGATACCAACAATGTTACTAGAAGCATTAATTGTAACGAAGCCGTTAAAAGTAACTGGTCCATTAAATTGAGAAAGAAGATTATTAGAATTTCCTCCTTCTACAATCAATCTCTGCTTAACTGTAACTTCATCATAGATTACGCTTAAAGCGTTTGCAGATTCTCCTCTTACTGTTGGAACAGGAGCATCAAATACAACTTCACTTCCTGTTTTAGAACTTAATTTCTTATTACCAATATAGAAATCACCATTATTATTCATACCAGTATAAACTACAGTACCACAAGATTTTTGTTGTGATTGTGCAAGATATGTTTCGGTATCGTTTAAGTTATTAATTTGTAATTGTGGAAGTGAAGTAGAATAGTTACCAGGACCGTATCCAAGATATTCAAATGTTTGGTTAGATGCACGAAGAATAGATGGTCTTCTGAATTCTATTGGAAGTGGATTAATCTTTCTGATTAAAGATCCAACATCATGAGCTTGTTTGGTTGTTCCAAGAGTACCACGAATGACTGTAAGTTCATCATTATTTGTTCCACCAAGAGAACTGCTTATAACTCTCAAGATTTCATTATCAATCTGAATATAGGTTCCTAATGGGAATCTTGCAGCAGTTGCAATTCCCGCACTGACTCGGATATGAGTATCATCTGTAAATGCAACTACAGTTAAACTATCATTTGCAAAGAATGCAATATCTCTAATACCAACATTTTCTCCAGTAACATCAGAGATTCCAGCATTTGCAGATAATCCGTGCTTCAGAATATATGCAGGAGAAGTTAATTGTTTTCCAGTATATGCTGTAAATGATGTGACTCCACTTCTTACATTTACAATATAATCTCCAAGATTATTATTACTACTATCAACAACTCTAAATTTATTTCCGGCTAATAATCCATGATAATTTGCAAAAGTGAATGTCGTAATTCCACTTGAAGAAGTATAACTTGCAGAACTAATTGGAATTGACTGTCCAGTTATGAAAACATACTGTGATGAAAGTAACGTAGGATCTCCTGTTGTTGTTGCAACAGAAACTTGTGTTGTTGAAAGAACTGATTGAATTCTAGTATACAAACTAGAAGTAGTTCCAGCTCCAGTAATTTGAACACTATTTCCAACTGCAGACGTAATACCAGAAGTTACAATATTAAATCTTGCATTTCCATTGCCTGTTCCAATTTTAGTTCTATCAAAGAGAAGGGCTTCTCCGTTTGAATATCCAGAACCACCAGAAATAATTTGTGCCCCAACAACGGCACCACCTGTTACAGTTACTTTTGCAGTAGCTCCCTTCCAAGTTCCAATAGTTGGATCTGAGCTAGTATTCAGTAGTTTTACATTATAATATGTACCACTAGTATAACTTGCACCAGCAGTCAAACTGCTATACGTTGCAATACCAGATAGTCCATGTGGACGATCAAAAGTAATGGTGCTAATTCCACCAGATGCAGCAGTAACTGAACTAATCTTAAGTCCCACTCCAAAATCTTTTACAAATTGATCAGAAGTTTCTCTTGTGATACTCTTTTGAACATCACTAGTTGCAACTTGTCCTACTGGAGATCTTAATGCAAAAGAAGATGTAGAATATGGATTTTCTGAAAGATTATCTCTGTCCAATTGAGGATAGAGATTGACTACATTCTGACTATACTTTGTATCCGTAAACTGTACTGGAACTGCATTCTTTGCATTCAGAGCGTAAATATGATAAACGCCATCCTGTACACCATAAGAATAATTAGTAATTACTTCATTACGATAAATGTAGTAGTTTGATTGTAAATTATTTCTTTGGAATCTAGGCAATACCGTGGTGCGAGTATTTACATCATTTGTAAATGATCCTGGAGTATGAACTATTCCAGAAGTATCAGTGGTAGAATATGTAAATGTCTTATCATCAGTAGAAGAAATTGAAGCAACAGTAAACGTTCCATTATAAGAAGAATTTGCTACTCCTGTGGTATTATTAGTATCAGTAACGTTCAGAACATTAATAGAATCGCCAACATTTAAACGGTGAGGTAATTCTGCAACTACAGTGACTGTATTGGAAGTAACAGAACAAGTAGAAATAAATCTTGGATTTCTATTATATGCATAATCTGCTGAACTGAGAGAAGTTAAAGTAAAATCAGAAACTCCTCTTACTCCAGTGCTACTTGAATCTTGAAGTACATAACCTTCAACTGGATCTCTAGCATATAAAGTTTCTTTTGGAATTACAACTCTCAGTTTGTAAATCTTCTCATCAATACTTCTTGAATCTGTCGATCTCTTGATGTAAGTAATATTCGTTGAGGATCCTAATGTAGCCGTACCATAAGTTGCACACTCAGTATAAATTGAATTATTTGCATTTGTATGAACAAACCAATTGCTTCTATTTGAGTCCCATTGAATTGGTGATCCAAGATCATTTGGTTCTTTATCAGATACTCTACTTACAACACTTAGAGAATCTCCACCATAAAATGTAATTGGCGTACCTACACTTGCGTTTGTATAAGAAGATGCAAGTTGAATTGTTGAACTATCATATACAATTGCATAATATACTGTATTTTCTGTAATATTTTCTGGTAAATCTCCAGTATCACTAAACATTCTAATTGATTCACCAGTTTTAAGATTGTGAGTCGGAGTAGTGGTAAATACTGTCCCAAGTCCACTTACACTTACACTATATTTCTTTTCACTTGTATTTGTTCCAAGTACTGCTGTTGTTCCGACAGAAACAGCATTATTCGCCATATAAACATTTGCCGTATTGGTATTAGCACTGTTTATTTGACTTGTTACATAAAGTTGTTCATCATAATTTGCACCAATACGATATCCTTGAACAATATTTGTTGGAGGATTATCATAAGTATTAAATCCAAAAAGATAAAGATGACTTGAAATACCTACAGCAGTTGTAAGTCCAACATCAACTTGAACCCAAGAAACATTACTAGATGTGATTGAACTAATGCTACTATTTGTAATTGCTCTTGGAGCAACAATTGATGTTACATATGCCGTATCATCTTTTCCAAATGCCGCAGCTTTAAATCCCGATGCAGTAATTGAATTTTGTCCAAAGTTAGAGTTTGAGTTGGTAATACTTGCATCAGCACCATTTACACCTTCAAAATGTTTTGTGAATCCAATTGCAAATACAGAAACAACCTGAACAAATGCATCATTTGAAAGTTTGATGTGAGTATTTTCCCATCCATTTCTATAGATTGCATCAGGATTTAAGTGATAAACACTTCCAGGATCAGTGGAGGCTGAACCAGAGGCTAGTAAAGATCCTGTGACTTTAGTATAATTAATTCCTTGATAATCTCTAGATGATTGATTATATGCTACAAATGCACGATCATCTTTTTGTAGCGATACACCAGTAAACTGAGCAACAACCATTGAACGGAAACCTGATGCCTTAGCACCATCAGCGTGCATTCCGTTCATACCCCAAATAGATCTCAATGAGATATTGAAGATATATGGTGATGCACCAGATACGGTATCAGTTTCAATTGTAACTGTTCCGTTTGATAGGCTTGGTGATGCTGCTAAATTATTTCTTACATAGGATAAGAGATATGTAAATTGAGTTGAACTAATTACATTTTGAACAGTTGTTGAGATATTATAGTCAGTTGTATTAACTCCATTAATTTTGATTGGAATTCCTGTCTGTAAATTATGAGGACTGGAGGTTGTAACGGTAACAATTGTAGATGCAGTAGTTCCATCTCCAGAAATAATTGCAGAGATAGTAACTGGATCTGTTGAAAATGCACCTACAATTTCCCATTCTGGATTTTGTTTTGCAAATCCTGTTGTTGAAGTTGGATACTTTTCTGGAATGTCTCTACCAGATGCAGTATTAAATGCGTTGGATAATTTCGCATAATACATATCCAAATCGGTGATTGTATATCCCGTTGGAACATTTACACCATCTGCATACTCAAAACAAGTCAGTTTGTGGTGAGAGAATGTGGGAGTCGCCTGATTATTTGCAGAGAAATCAGTATTATTTGTATAAACTAATCCATTTTGATTTGCATCAAATAATGAAAACTGCCAGAAGTAGCAGGCACCAGTAATTCTAAAGATTGCAGATCTAGCAACTGCAGGATCCGTTGGATTAGGAACATACAGTGGTCTGAGTTTTGTCTTCCTTAAATCAAGTCCAACAATTGAAGTTCCTCTTGGTACAACTACACCACCATTAATACTATTGAAAGTATAAAGTGCATTTTCAGATTGGGTTAAGTCAAAGTTTGATGTTTGTGTAAGAGAGAATGTTGCTGATGCTAAAGACTGAGCCCCCGATGGCGAAACTCCATATGCAGTTCCACTTATCTCCTTAATTGCATATCCTGGACGGTTATCAATTACGTGCTCTCCAGGAAACAACAGAATCGTTGTTTTTTCTGTAATATCGTTTTTATTTCCTAAAATATATGAAAATCTTGCAGCCTCAAGTATGGCTCTTTGAATCGTTTTAAATGGCTGTGTTAATGAATTTCCTTGATTTGTGATTGCATCAGTCGCATCAAGATCATTCGGGTTAACATAAAGAATACGACCCTCGGTATTCTTGATGAAATTATCTAATTTATTAAGTGGCAATTTCCTACACCATTACTTTCTTATATGCTTTATTTATTCAGATAAATCCTCTTCCAATTCCTCATCTTCTGGAAGATCTTCTGGATTTTCTAATTCTGACTCTAAATCAAATATTAGAGGATGTGCCTGCTCATCAATTAAGTAAAATGAGGCAGAATAAAGATCCTCAGCATCATAATCCCTCTCCTTATCGGCAAGGGCAATGATTTCTGGATCGGAACTTGCGATTTCTGGCAACTCATCAAACGTAAAAGGTATATCTTGAATGAGATATAATTTCACGATCATGCTTGCATTATTATACCAGCAATACTTGGTCGTGATTTTGTATTTCATTTGAAATACACAACTTTACATAATGTATTTATTTTAACAATTATGGGCATAGTCGGACTTGAACCGACAAGGGAGATTCCCGACTGATTTTAAGTCAGTTGTGTTTACCAATTTCACCATACGCCCGTGTATAAGACTATCATAAGATAGTCAATGGGAATACTGGGAGTTGAACCCAGACACAGCCCTTATAAGGAGCCCGCTCTAACCATTAAGCTATACTCCCAATAAAGATCACGAACCTTCGTCGTGATCAGTGTATAATCGTATCAATTCATGATACTCATCATACTCTATATCTTCTTCCAGCACTTCCTCATTTTCTGGAAACTGCAAGTTCTGCGTATTCAATTTGAGATGGTTTAAGTTTTTCATTTACAAGATTCCAAGCTTCTATAAATTGCCTTGGTGTTTTACAACTCATGTAGTTTAGTTCTTGTTGATCTCCGACAAGAAGAAAAGTTCTTGAGCAAAGATCAATCACAACACCACGAATACATTCAAGTTTCATTTGAGTTTTGGTTATTTAGATATTGTAGCACAAGGCTCTTTGTTCGTCAAGCCTGATACTCAAGTTCTCCACGAAGTTCTGCAAGTTTAGCTGTTGCAAGACATTCTACACAAGTCCAGAAGGTTTCGCCACTCACCATTTCTTGTGAGCAATAGAATTCGGCGGAATCTTCAATCAAACCAGTCAGGGCATCAAGTTGATCTTGAGTCAGAGTCATGTGGATTGGGTGGGTTTACCTCAGCATTATAGGGCATCCTGAGAGGGATGTCAAGTGGTTAGTCCAAGTAAACTTTTTAGTTCTTCTACAGTTAATCCAGAAGCCCGTAGCTTTTGTTCTGGTGTTGGTGGAGTTGGTTCTGGAATTGGATCTTCTGGAAGAGGTTCATTACCTTCTTCTAACCATAAGAGATACTGTTGATAATCAACATTTCCTGGATCTAAAGGAATACAGGCGTGATCCTCAATTCGGATAATTACGTCAAATCTTGTGAGTTTATACATGGTGTTATCTTAAAATTCTGCGGAAGCATAAACAGTTCTGTAACTATTGTCGCCCCAGGTGAAGACATTTCCTCCTCCAGAGTCGTTCGAGATATTAAGATAGTTTCCCATGGCGTATCCCCTAAAACCATTTACTGAGCTGTTAGCACCATCTATTGAACCGTTTAGGTTTATACCGGAACCAAGATCACTAAAACTGATGACTTGTATGGCATGTGGAAATCCAGTCATCGTCGGAGCTACTCTTTTTGTAACGTTAAATGAGGCATAGCATCTGGTGTCTCCGTTGCCTCTATATGTAGTACCCATTGGAAAATAACTTATAACCTCATAATATCTCTGGCAGAGGGCAAGCTCCTGCCCATAGCTTCTTCTCTCAAAAGGAGTCGCAACTGAACCTAATTCTAATTGAACACCAGTAACTTGAAATGTAGCATTAAGAGTACTAATAATATTTACAGATGTTGTAGATCTATTAATTGGTCCTGTAAGCCAAGTATTCAATGTAGAAGTTTGATATGTACTTCCAGAGCCCATATCAAAAAGAATTCCATATCCTCGGTTAGTATCTAGGTAAGGAACTTGTCCAGTATCACCAGGAACAGTTATGGTTACATATTGCCAGGTATTTGCCGAGTTGATCGTATAGTTGAATATATAAGATCTATAATTTGTAACGTTACTACTTTGAAGACATCCTGAAAAAGTTCCAGTTAATGATGATTTAACCCAAAAAGAAAATGTGACTGTTTTTGCCGATGCAGTTCCATAGGCAAAATCAATTATATTTTGTCCTTCTATACTTTGAATAAACGTAAAAGTATCACTAGCAGCAGGAGTTTTTGCATTAGTTGTTGTCCATTTCAAACTATAAAGAAATCCTGCAGGAGCATCTGCAACTCTTTGAACTGTAGCAGTACCAGTTCCAGAACCACCGACACATTGAGTAAACCATCTATCAACTGTATAGCCAGTAGTATTATTAAAAGATACAGAACCACCACTATTTCTCTGATCTATTTCCATCGCAGAATTTATCAGTTTATTGCGTGTGCCGCTGAGAGGACCTCCATTAAGTGAAGATACTAAAAGATTATTTACAGTAGATGCAATAGAAACTGTAGTAGCACTAAGTGATCCAACAGTAATATTAGTAAGAGCACTCCAAGAACCAGTATCTGAAGTGATCGTATTAGTGGAACCTGAAATTTGAATGCTCATAATATTTTTTAGATATTTATGGATTCCAAAGGTAATTCATCCGTTCTTTCTTTAACAGATTTGATAGGTGCTGCAAGAACAATATCATCCTTTGTTCCCGAAATTTCTCCACCTTGTGAAGTAATTCTGTCTACTTCTAGATTTACAATTTCGTCAATTGCAATTCTACATCTATTATGCACTGCATTTTCAATCCATTCTTGAGGATCATAAGTAACATATTCTAATGCTTTTTGTTGAGCATCTGTGAGTGTAATTGTGTATTTCATAAATTTATCCTACTAAAAATCCATAGAAAAATGAATGGTTGTCTGCAAAATAAAAATTAGTAGCAGCCTCTGCTTGTAATTGACAATAAACATAATCATTAACATTTAGATAAACTGTACAATGCAGATTTAAGCTGAATGGATAGCTAGCATTAGGAGCAAATATTAAATATGCAGGAGCATTACTATTTGCTGCTATGTACTGTCTTGTTATTGCACTTGTTGCTTGTCGGTAAGCATGAAATCCAAAATGATAAGTTCCTGCTACTGGAGCTGTAAATCTTCCAGTAGAGTTATTGTAACAATTTCCCAAATTATGTTGAGTTGTAGACCAAATCACAGTAGTATTAGAACTTCCATAACTAATATCACCTGCAGTTCCATAAGCTTTGAATGATATATTTTGAGCCATAGTAACCCTACCTGAACTATCAATATTTAAAGCAGCGGTGCCATTACTATGTTGAATGGAATTAACTTTTAAGGTACTCATAATCCCAAAAGACCCTTCAATTCTTCAACGGATAATCCAGCATTTTGAAGTTTTTCTTCTGCTGATAACTCTGGTGCATTTTCTACTTGCCAAGAATCTCCATCCCAAACAAGTTTTTGATTTGGTGTGATTACTGGAGGAATTTCTTTTGTAACATTCTGTGGAGCATTTCTTGGATCTTGATTGTTTATATAGAGTCCAATATTTTCTTCTGCTGTTGAAAAATAATCTCCTCTTAAATCTTCAATGGTGTCCCAATAATCAGTTTCCACATTAAAGACATGAACTTTGTTTAGTTGTGGTTCTGGGGGTGGAATTTTTGTCGCACTTGCTGGAATTAAAAATACTCCAGGTTCTAATGGAGATTCATCAGCATTGGAACTTCCCAAGTAATGTTTAGTTTCTATGTGATAATTATAAATTTTCATAGCATTTATGATAGTAAATTACAAATTAGTATTGAAAATACATCCAACCCGTACAGATATATTTAGAAGTATTTATGGGAGAATTACCCCTATGCACATAAGTCCAAGATGCGGGAAATACTAATAATTTTCCTTTTTCGGGTTTAATTTTTTCACCACTAATAAATTCAGTTTCTCCACCTTCTTCTACATCATTCAAATAAAAGATATAAGTTAAAATTCTAGCATAATTATCTACTAAGAAAAAATCATTATGCCACTTATAAAATCCATCTGGATCTGTTTTTTGTATTTGAAATCCACTATCTTTAATATCCTGATCTTTAGAAAATCCTGCAGGAAAATCTAGATCGGAAAGATATGTAAAATATTCTTGAATTCCTTCTTGTAATTTAGTGTGTAATGTTTCCTGAACATCAAACCAATTTTCTGGATTATTAATAAGATGTAAATCTAAAGATTGTTTAACTGTCGGATCATATGTAGATCCTTCATGGGTAGCACTACCAATTCTCCCCTTAATTTTAGTTGAATCTTTTTCAAATCTATCAATCATAACATCACAGATGTTATCACTTAATAAATTTTTCTTTTCCCAAATCAAATAGTCCATAAAATTTTAAAAAAATAATGTTTAGTATTTTATACAAGCTAATAATGCTCTATTTCTGGGGTGAATATCTTCACCTCCCCATAAGTAACCTTGTGCTGCAGATGGATTACTCCACGTACCAGTAAATTGTGCTCCAGACCAACCATTAACACCATAAATTCCTTTACCTGTATTGGATGGTCCATGAGTATATCCACCATTCCATCCACCACCAACTTCAACAACCCATAAAGATTTCCAATCATGATCTTGGAATGATGATATTGATCTTCCAGAATCATAGGCACCTCTACCATCATCAAATGATCTAACAAATTCTCCTCTTAAATCTGGTATATTAAATGATGCTCCACTACCACCATAATTATAACCAATTGCAGAAAATAAATCTGGATACGTTGTAGTTGATAATGAAGCACCATTTGCTTTTAGATAGCCTGCTGGAATACTATTGTACGCACAAAATATTATACCACCAGTTGGAAATATTCCATTAGCTCTAATTGCATTATTAATTTGATTGTTTGTTCCATCTAAAACTACTCTATTAGATGGATCTCTTCCAATGTTAATGGTTGACATTTTCAGTATTTAATACAAGCTAATAATGCTCTATTTCTAGGTCTAACTTCATCACTTCCCCATAGATAGCCTTGTGCTGCAGATGGATTACTCCATTGTCCAGTAAATTGTGCCCCAGTCCAACCATTAACACCATAAATTCCTTTACCCGTATTGGATGGTCCATGAGTATATCCACCATTCCATCCATAACCCACTTCAACAACCCATAAAGATTTCCAATCATGATCTTGAAATGATCCAATTGATCTCCCAGAATCATAGGCACCTCTACCATCGTCAAGAGATCTGATAAATTCTCCTCTTAGTTCTGGAACACTAAATGATTCCCCACTACCTCCATAAGTATAACCAATTGCAGCATATAAATCCGGATAAGCTGATGTTGAAAGAGAAGCACCATTACACTTCAAATAACCAGTTGGAACTGATGAATTTGCAAAATAAATTACAGATCCAACTGGAATAATACCTTCTGCACGAATTGCTCCAGTAATTACTCCGGTTGCTCCACTTATTGATACTGAACCAAAATTTAAAGTACTCATAATCCTTCAGGTTTTGGATATTTATTTTTTACTTCATCAATTGTTGCTTTCCAACCATCATAACCTTGATGGTACAATGTATCTAGTTGTTCTTGAATAGAAGGATAAGCAGTGGCACGATCTCTTTGATATTGATTGTATTCGTATTCTGCAACTAATTTATTATATTCTTCAAGGATTTGATTTTCTGTTGGTCCTGAATAATTTTCGTCTTTAGTCCAAGAATAAATTGCAGTTCCATTTGAAGTGGTTGCTCCAGTATTAAATTTTAAAGTAGAATAATCAGTCCCTTCTATAGAATATCCAACTCCTGGAAATACATTTTGTATTGCTTTATTGTATAAAAGTTTGTCCATAATTATTGATAGATAAACATAATAGTGTCTCTTGAATAATCACTTAATCCACCATTCCAATAATTTAAAATACAAGTTGTTCCTGCTGGAGTATTTCTAACTTGAAGATCGTATGTATGAGATCCTGCTGATATTCCTGCAAATTGCCAAGTTCCTGATGCGGATGCTCCAGCATTGGCAGTGGATTGTTTTGACATACAAAATCCACCATAATCAACTCCATCAATTAAAAGTCTACATACACCTTCAACTGCTCCAGATTCATATGTCATACTAAAAGTTGCAGTCACTAAAACATTAGATATTTTTGAAGGAGAAAAAGTTCCACTCATATGTGAAACCCATCCACTGTCTCCAGTCAATGTTCTATTAGTTGTTGTGACATTTGCAGAATAAAGTAATCTAGCTCCATCTGGAATACCAGTCCCTGCTGCGTTTTGAATTGCATTTGCTTTTAAGGTACTCATAATTTTATACTATCGTCCAAGTTGCTCCAGTATTTACCGTAACCGTAATACCCGTATTTATAGTGATGGGTCCAACACTCATTTCGTTAAAAGCACTCGTAATTCCATAATTTGCTGAAATTGTTGAGGTATTTCTATAAAATGGTGCTGTTTCCGTACTAACAGGACCTGATGCAGTTATAACTCCAGAAACCATGGCTCCTGTATTGGTATAAGTGATTGTGCCCAATCCTGAAGTATTTTTTGAAGCGTCTACTCTAATTTCTGATGGCATTTTAATTCAATCCTAATAATGTTTTAAGTTCTTCTACAGTTAATCCAGAAGCCTGTAGTTTTTCTTCTGGCGTCAGAGGAGTTGGTTCTGGAATTGGCTCTGCTGGTAATGGTTGATTACCTTCTTGCAACCACAGGATATACTGTTGATAATCAGTATTTGCTGGATCTCGTGGAATATGAGCCCCGTCATCAAGACGAATAACTGTTGTTAATTGTGTTAATTGGTAAGTCATAGTTCTTAAAATTCTGCAGAGGCGGTGTGACTATTATAGTCAAGAAATTGTCCATTTGAAACGTTGGTATAAGCACTGAATCCATCAACACTAATGTCTAGTCCTTGTGCTCCACCAGAAATAGGAGATGCGTCACTGATATCGACTATGACTGTGACGGTCGGAATAGCTCGCATGGTAACGGGAAAGTCCACAGAAACCTGCATAGCACTCACTCCGCCGTTCTGGTTATACATTCGCTTATTAAAACCGCTACTGGTTCTCTTTTGATAATATCTCTGGCAGAGTTGTAATTCTTGAGATATGATTCTTCTCTCAAAAGGTGTCGCAACTGAACCTAATTCTAATTGAACGCCAGTGATTTGGAGTGTTGCACCATTTGTAGAAATAAGGTTTGTTCCACTTGTAGAACCGACATAATTTCCAGACACCCAAGAATTTGATGTTGCAGTTTTATATGTAGTTCCCGAACCTAAATCAAAAATTATAGTATATGCTGCACCATTATCTTGAGACGGAACTTGTACAGTATCACCAGTGGCAGTAACAGTTATATACTGCCAAGTATTTGCTGAGTTGATTGTATAGTTAAAGGCATAAGATCTAGGATTTACAAGCACCCCTTGAGTTTGACGAAAAGATCCAGTAAAAGTACCAGTTAATGATGATTTAACCCAAAAAGATAAGGCAACTGTTTTTGCCGATGCAGTTCCATAGGCAAAATCGATTATATTATAACCTTCTATTACTTGAGCAAAATAAAATGTATCGCCAGCAGCAGGAGTTTTTGCATTAGTAACTGTATATTTTATACTATTAAAAAATCCTGCAGGAGCATCTGCAACTCTTTGTGCTGTTGCTGTTCCAGTACCAGCACCACCGGCAGCGGAAGCAATCCACCTATCAACTGGATAACCAGTTGAATTATTCAAAGTCACAGAACCACCAGCGTTTCTCTGATCTATTTCCATTGCCGAATTTATTAGCCGATTTCTGGTACCACTAATAGGACCTCCGTTGACTGAAGAAATAGTGCTTGAAGAAGATAAACTTGCTCCTATACTCGCAAGGTTTCCTGAAGTATCATAAAATGTTACACTATTTGATTGTGCCGTAATACTACTAATACCAGAAACATTGTTTATATTAATGATTGTCATAATTATCCCTCAAATCACAACAAAGTTTCCGTTAATGGTTAATACACCAGTAACATTCACTGGACCAGCCATATGTCCATTATAATTGGTACCAACAAATTGATTTCCGTTTAATGTATTATCATTTACTATCATACCGTTACATACATATAATCCACTGAATGAACTTGCTGTACCAACAAGAGCGGCACCCGTTATGCTATTAGTATTAACTCCAACATTAGCAGTATTGTATACTGTTCTGTCATTAGCAATAACTGTAACTGTATTTACCTGTATGGCCATCTTCGTGTCTCCACTAGGCGTTTTTTATATTTAGCAGTTTTTTTCTAATTTTTCTACTTTTGCAGAAAGTTCTTTGACTGCTTCAATTAATACCCCGATTAAACCATTATACTTAACGGTTTTATAATCAGTATCATCAGACACAAGTTCTGGAAAAATCTTTTCAACTTCTTGTGCGATTACACCAATTGCAGATTTATTTGTATTTTTCCATTCGAAAGTCACACCATTTAATTGAAGTAGTTTTGATAATGGTGATTGAATTGGTTTAATGTTTAATTTTAGGTTTTGATCAGAAGTTGTATTGAAGTCAACTGCAGTAAGAACTCCAGTACCACTCAGAGTTGCAACGTTTGTGGTTCCTGCATACCATTTAAATTGTGATGTTGAAGTATTAACGGAATTCCATAAAGTATTAGATTCAATGCCAAGTGCAAAATCAACATTAGAACCATCAACGTTGGGATATAAAACAATCTTAGTTCCTGCACTTCTTGTTGTAAATGCAGGAGCAGCAATACCATTAACGTTAAAATCAATTCTGTTTCCGCTAATACCATTCAGGTAGAGTTGTCCTCCACCAGTTGTTGTGGAGTTTGCTTGTGTGGATTGGAATTGTCCTGAAGCTGTAAAATTAGCAGCAGTTAAGATATTAGTGCTTGCATTGAATACAAATGCCTGTGCAGTACTTCTTGCCTTTGCAGTTTGGTTGCTTCCAAGTGCTCCAACCATAACTGGATATAAAGTTGCTGTTGAAGTATCATCAACAGCATTAATTACAGTTGAAGGTCCTGTTGCACCTTGAAGTCCTTGAGTTGCTTGAAGTCCTTGAAGTCCTTGACTTCCAGAACCCTGCATCCCCTGAACACCTTGTGTTCCTTGAGAACCTTGAAGTCCACCTCCACCAGTAAATCCTTGTAGCCCTTGAACTCCTTGAGTACTTTGAGTTCCTTGAAGTCCTTGAGTAGTAGTACCTTGAACTCCTTGAATACCTTGCCTTCCCTGATTTCCCTGAAGTCCTTGAACTCCCTGATTTCCCTGCAGTCCTTGAAGTCCTTGAACACCTTGAACACCTTGAGTACTTTGAATTCCTTGGGTTCCTTGGGTTCCTTGAAGTCCTTGGGTTGCTTGAGTACCTTGAGAACCCTGAAGTCCACCCCCACCAGTAAATCCTTGAATACCTTGAGAACCTTGAAGTCCTTGTGTTGCCTGAGTTCCTTGAGAACCTTGAAGTCCTCCAGAACCAGTAAATCCTTGAAGTCCCTGAACTCCTTGAGCACTTTGAGTTCCTTGAAGTCCTTGAGCATTCTGAACACCCTGAATACCTTGAGTACCTTGAGCATTCTGAACACCTTGAGTTCCTTGTCTACCTTGAAGTCCTTGGAGTCCTTGAACACCCTGAAGTCCTTGCAATCCTTGAACACCTTGATTTCCTTGAAGTCCTTGAAGTCCTCCAGAACCAGTAAATCCTTGAGTTCCTTGCAATCCTTGAAGTCCTTGAACACCTTGAACTCCTTGAGTACCTTGAACTCCTTGAACTCCTTGAACTCCTTGAACTCCTTGAACTCCTTGAGTACCTTGGGTTCCTTGAAGTCCAGCAGAAATGGCGGCTGTCCAACTGACTCCAGCACCAGTAGAAATAAGAATTGATGATGCAGTACCTACTTGATTATTAAAATCATAAAGTCCTCCATCAAGTTTTAAACTTCCGTAAATTCTTGTTCCACCTTTAAGTTTTGCCATTTCTTATGCTTGTGCCTCAGTCCAAGAAAGTCGTGCAAGTACATCAACTGCTGCACCACCTACATTTGTTGCAGTAATTGTAAGAACATCAGGTCCATCAGGATAAATTTGAGTATTAGCAGTTGCTCCCCCACCACCAAGAATACTATTACCCAAATCTCTAACTTTATCCAAATCAATACTTGAGGTATTATTAACAAAGAATCCAGCAGTCACTTCACCACCAGATATAGTTGTAGAACCACCAGCATAGTCAGCAATTTGTGCTAAACTGGAATTTTGAAGTCCAGTAATATTACCAACAGCATTTGTCCAGGCTGTTGCACTACTTGGAGTTGCATTCAAGTATGCTCTTACCAAGAAGTTTGCTCCAGTTGTTTTTGTTGTAAGGTCAAGAGTACGAAGAACCAACTGCATTCTATTGATCAATTCTCTTGCACCAAATGCTGCTGCAATACCATTATCTACTGATGGAGAAACACGAATAGAGAAAAGTGCTTTGGTTGAACCAGGAGATCCTGCTGCTGCAAGATTAGTAAAGGTAGTTTGTCCATATGTGAAAACCAAAGATTTATCATCGTCAAATCGTCCATCCATAATCACACTTGTTCCCCAGTGTGAGATTGAAGGTCCATAAGTCGGGAATGCAAACTCAACTGCTGTTGGATCAAGTGCAGAATATGTAAATGTCTGTCCTGATGTTGCTCCCATAGGAACTGCTGCAACAGTTGGGTTTAATGCAGTTGCTGCCTGACTTAATGTAATATTTCCAACACCAATCGCACTAATATAAGTACCATCAGGAATACCAAGTCCACCAACTGCAGTACTAATAACTCTTTGTCCTACTTGTAGGTTTGTGGTTGATGCGGTTGCCACATTTGAACCTGATGCAACTGTAAGAGTAAAGGAAGTATTACCAGATCTTCCTCTAGTTAATCCAGTGAATGCGGTTGTACCAATACCAGCATAATTCACATATTCATAAGTTTCTGCGTTTCTGATGCATAATGTTCCAGAAGTTGGGAATCCTGCGGTGCTTGCAACGCCAACGATACTATCAGATGCTCCTAAAGTAGTGGTAAGTTGAGTTGTTGGAGGTCTGCTTTCAGATTCATATCTTGCAGGTAAGTTTCCAGAACGCATATATGCTTCTGTATTCACATTATTGTTTACAACTTTATGAACATAGAATACATTACCATCTGGACCTCGGAAGCCCCAACGAATAAATCCAGCACCATACCAAGAATAGTCCATATAGAACATCTGCATCTTGGTGAGATCTATATTATAACCAGAAGGTCCAGTACCATCACACTTATCAATATTCCAAGATGATTGTGGATATTTTGTATCTTGTGTTTTTGAAGCAATTACATAATCAGCAGTTGCTCCCCTATAAGAAGGAGAAATCGTCATACTTGTATCACTTGCAATATCAACAACACGATAGGATTGTCCACGAAGAACAATAAAATCTCCAATACTTAATTGTTTTGAAAATGCTGTTGGAAATGTTGCATTTGTTTGTGTTACAGTATTAATTCCACTACTAACACTCACTTTTCCTGCAAGTTGGAATGTAGAGTTTCTACGAACCGCAGAGAGTGTTTGTCCATCAAACTCAAAGAAAATGCCGTTTTGTGCATCAAAAGTTCCAAGACGATTAGAACACCCATACCAACTTGAAACATTACAACTATAAGTACCAGATGCAATCGTTGAACCAATTCCTGCTGTTGAAGTAACTTGGAAACTATTATATCCTGTTACGGAAGTTACAGAATAGGTTCCATTATATCCAGTTTCATTCGCACCAGAAATTGTGATTACAGTTCCCGGAGTTGCTGCCTGAATATTATGCTGTTCTTTTGTTTGAATATTAATCGTACTTCCAATACTTAATCCAGTAGAAGTTAAAGAATCGATTTGAAGATTTGGTTTAAGAATTGTACCAGAACTGACTTGAATACCTTTACCAGATTGATAACGGAAATATCTTCTTGTTTGGCGAGTTGCTGCTTGAAAATTGGAAGTTGCATTACTTGTAAAAAATACTCCACCATCAAAAGGACGATGTAAGAACTGTCCTTGAGGTCTTACATAAACTATACCACCAGTTGGATTTCCTCCTGCTGGTGCATATTGCGAATAATATGTAAAGGTTCTTGAACTTGTAATACCAGCAACAAAGAAAGAACCATTTGCTTCAGTTCTTGATGTTCCAACAATCGCAACTTCATTTCCAATTGCAAGTCCATGAGGAACTGTTGTACTTACTGTAATTGCAATTCCAGTAGTGTTTGATACAAATGTTGGCGTTAAACCAATTGCGGCATTAGCATAAATTGTTCCACTGAAAATACCAGTTTTGTTTGAATCAAAAATACTAGTAACTGTTCCAGTATTTGTTGCTCTTGCAGTATAAGTAAAGATTGTATTTCCAGCACCACTAAGTGATTCTATAAGAAAGTTTCCATTTGCAATATTCAAATAAGTATCTTGAACCGTAATTGCAGTTCCAATTCCAGGTGCAGTTACAGCTAGTCCAACTGTGACTGTTCTAGAATTTTGTGGAAGAGTCATATAATTAATTGTACCGATACCAATAGGAGAAGAGAAGGCAAAAGGACGATTGTTAATTGTCGAAAGATTTTCCCACTTAGAGATTTGAGTACCATACTCAAAGTCAGTATCAATCAGTGCTTGTGGTGATGATGTACGGAATTTGTTTACTGGATCTTGGTATACTTCGGAAGGTGTAAACTTCTCATCATACTCATCTACGGTGATTTGAAGTTTATCAGTACTACTCATTCCAGCAGTATTATAATTTAATACGACTGTGGTTGTATTTGTACCACCAGAAGTTGATACAGTATAAGTATTTGCTTTTAGGTTTGAATCGGAAAAATTATAGATTACCGTGTTCGTCGTTACATTGGTAATCAGTATTAATCGTTCCCTCTGAATAGCACGGGGAATGACAATAGTATTTGTGGATGGTGTAAATGTATATCCAGTTTCAAGTATTGCCTTTCTTGCCATAATTAATGAATACCTTTGATGTATTTATGTGTTAGTAAATGGTGGTAATTTCATCAATCTCATTATAAACAATCACCGACTTATCAGTATTTTGTCTCATATATCTTCCTTGTCCTGGACCATATAAAACACCAGCAAATTCATCATAAACAATATCATAAGGAGGAAAGACATTTGCTGTCATCGTAGTTGCAATCCCAACATTTTCAGAAAACTCTGACGCATAATAAGTTCCAAATCCAGTAATACTTGGATTGTTTGCAGTAATCTCATCAAACTCACCAGCAAGCATTGATGCATATTGATCCAATCTTCCTACAACACCCATAATATTATCCTGCTACAAAGTCCAAACTATTTGTAGTTGAGTTGTACTGTATATAGAAGTTCGTGGTTCCTGCAGTTCCACCAAATCTCATTTTGTTTGTAGAGGTTACTCTTGCGTCTCCTGCAATGTCTGCCTTGAATGCTGGTGCAGTTACTCCAACTCCAAGATTATCAGAAACATAAGCACCACCAGTAACTTGCAATCTTTGTGATGCGGTTCCTGTTGATGTTGCAGTTCCTACAAGAAGATTTTGTGATATTATTCCTCCACCTAAAACATGCAATTGTGCTAGTGGATTATTAGTTCCTATACCAGTATTTCCATTACTTGTAGAGTAAATTGAATAATTACCAGTTGATGAATTGAATAATGATAAAGAAATATTACCGCCAATTGTATTAGTTATTCTAAATTTACCAGTAGCAGAAACTCTACCAGCATCCAAAAGTAAAACACCATCACTATTACTAATTGATGCTAATAGAGAACCATCCGAATAACTATAAGTATCACTATTATTAGAACCAGCAAGAAGTTGAGTTGCCCATATTTGCAATGCTCCACTATTTGCATTAGTTGTTTGTCTAATTTGCGAATTTGGTGTAAGTCCTATAGTTCCATTAACTTGAAGAATCCCATTTGCATTTGCGGCTGGATTAGTAACACCAACTCCAAGATTACCAGAAACATAAGCACCACCAGTGACTTGAAGTGGTTGTGATGAGGTTCCTGTTAAGGTTGCTGCTCCAATAATCACAGGACCAGTAGAAACTTGTAATTGTCCTATTGGATTTGTGGTTCCAATACCAACCGAACCAATACCACTTACGGTTAATGTTGGACTTGCAAATAATGCAGAAGAAATTCCAGAATTTACCGTTGAAACTCCAATGTAATAGGTTGGAGTTGAAGAAATAATATTGTAGAAAGAAGATATTCCAGATCCACCAGAACTTGATGCACCTTGAATTCCTTGAAGTCCTTGCGTTGCTTGAGTTCCCTGAAGTCCTTGAGATCCAGAACCTTGAAGTCCTTGAGTTCCCTGAAGTCCTTGAGTACCAGAACCTTGAAGTCCTTGAGTACCTTGTGAACCCTGAAGTCCTTGTGTACTAGTACCTTGAACACCTTGAGTTCCTTGTCTACCTTGGAGTCCTTGAAGTCCCTGAACACCCTGAAGTCCCTGAAGTCCTTGGATGCCTTGATTTCCCTGAAGTCCTTGAAGTCCCTGAACACCTTGATTTCCCTGAAGTCCTTGAAGTCCTTGAGTTGCTTGGACTCCTTGAACTCCTTGAGTTGCTTGGACTCCTTGAACTCCTTGAGTTCCTTGTAGTCCTTGAGTGCCTTGATTTCCTTGAAGTCCAGTTGAACCACTAAGTCCTTGAGTACCTTGAGAACCTTGAAGTCCTTGAAGTCCTTGTGTTGCTTGAGTGCCTTGTGAACCTTGAAGTCCTTGAGCACTTTGAATACCTTGAGTTCCTTGAAGTCCTTGTGTTGCTTGAGTACCTTGAACTCCTTGAGTACTTTGAACTCCTTGTGAACCTTGGAGTCCTTGTGTTGCTTGAGTGCCTTGTGAACCTTGAAGTCCTTGAGTTGCTTGAGTGCCTTGTGAACCTTGTGAACCTTGAGAACCTTGAAGTCCTTGAGTACTTTGAACACCTTGAGAACCTTGAAGTCCTTGAGAACCAGTACCTTGAAGTCCTTGAGTACCTTGAGAACCCTGGAGTCCTTGAGTACCAGAACCTTGAAGTCCCTGTGTACCTTGTGAACCTTGAAGTCCTTGAGTACCAGTACCTTGAAGTCCTTGAGTTCCTTGCCTACCCTGAAGTCCTTGAAGTCCCTGTGTACCTTGGAGTCCCTGAAGTCCTTGAGTTCCTTGAGTACCTTGAGTACCTTGAGTACCTTGAATTCCCTGAAGTCCCTGTGTACCTTGGAGTCCCTGAAGTCCTTGAGTTGCTTGAGTACCTTGTGTTGCTTGAGTACCTTGTGTGCCCTGAAGTCCTTGAGTACCTTGAGTACCTTGAGTTCCTTGAAGTCCTTGAGAACCAGTACCTTGAAGTCCTTGAGTACCTTGAGTTCCTTGAAGTCCTTGAGAACCAGAACCCTGAAGTCCTTGCGTACCTTGAGAACCCTGGAGTCCTTGAGAACCAGAACCCTGCATACCCTGAGTTCCTTGAGTTCCTTGAGTTCCCTGGAGTCCTTGGAGTCCCTGAAGTCCTTGAGTAGCTTGTATACCTTGAGAACCTTGGAGTCCTTGGGTTCCTTGAGCATTCTGGACACCTTGAGAACCTTGAAGTCCTTGAGTACCTTGAGTACCTTGGGATCCCTGTAGTCCCTGAATTCCTTGAGTACCTTGAGTACCTTGAGTACCTTGAAGTCCTTGACTTCCAGAACCTTGAAGTCCTTGAGTACCTTGAGTACCTTGGAGTCCTTGACTTCCAGAACCCTGCATACCTTGAGTTCCTTGAGTTCCTTGAGTACCCTGAAGTCCTTGAGAACCAGAACCCTGAATACC